CTCGAAACCCGGTTGTTGTGTAACGCGCGCGTTAGCAATGATTTCCTGCAGCACATCCGCCCAGCTATCCGTGGACCATTGCAGGGTCGCCATCTCGTGGCCTGGCAGCGAACTGGCGTCAGATGGGAAGAAGAGCCCACTATCGTTCAGCCGGAATAATTCGCCGGTTTCAGGGGAGCGCATCCAGACCGCCAGCACATCCGAAATACGGCCAGCCTCGCCCAGCGCGTAGACCACGTTACCGGCCGGCACCTCGACGACGATTTCACCGGGCGAGTGGTCGGCCTGCAGTGCAGGATCCCGCGCGAGTCCCAGCAGCACGTTGCCGATCCGACTCTGGAAGGTGACGCGCTCGCCGCCTATGTACGCGGTCCCTGAATTGGGGAACGCCGCCCCGTCTGATAGCGAAACCTGGGTGGCGCTGGTGGGCATCGGCTGGGATACGGTGGACTGCGCGCCCACCACCACCGCGAGGAGCGGGAGCCGCTTCACGTCACCATAGACGGCCGGCAGGCGCTTGCCTGCATCGCGCAGGGACACGGTGGCACCCGTCACCGGCAGCGGCAGCAGGTCGCCAAATCGCTCGGTTACAAACCGAAGCGTGAACGTCTCGCTATCAATTTCGCGCGGCTGGCCGTCCAGCTCGCCGCGGAAGAGCACCACATGCTCGTCGCCGGCCAGGTCGGCGGGGTCTTCTGGGGGGCTCTGCGCTGGATCCAGAAACAGCTCGGCGACCTCGATGGTCGAGAACTCAAACAGCTCGGCCCGGAAATCGGCCAGGAGGCTGGTGCCGCCCTGGGGTGTCACGTTTCGCAAGCTCACGGTGTAGCTGCGCAGCAGCTCGCCCTCGATGGATCCGCCGGACGGCAGATGCGGCATCCGCTCAATATGCTCGCGCGATGTGCTGAGGACGTACGGTAGGAACTGCTGCTCGCTGCCGGTGTTGCCGTAGTCATAGACCAGCGGCCGGTCTGCGAAATATCGCACCGTGTCTACCGCCTTCGCGGCCTGATCGGTGTAGGTGGTGATGACGTGCAGGTAGACGGGCTGGAGCGGGGCGCCTTCGATTAAGCGCTTCTGCCTGGCCGTTAGGGTCAGCGCCACGGGCTGGCACCGCTCACGCTAGCGCCTCCTCGAGAGTCATCGTTACTTGGTAGAGGGGGCCGGCTCCTGCGCTCGGCGACTCGCCCACCTGCACCTCCTGATAGCCAGTCAGGAAGCAGGGAACGGGCGCCTGGCGTTTTCGGCGCAGGTAGAATTTGCCGTGGCGAATCACGTTGCCGGCGGCGTTGGCCCTGTATGACATGCGGATATTGGTTACGCGCGTAAGGTCCGGGGGCGACTCATAGGCGCTCGCCTCTGCGGTGTCCGGCTCGACGGGCCCCCACGTTGTCAAATCTACTGCGCATTTATACCAGTGTGCGGCGGTGGAATTGATTTCCACCACCTTGCGAAAATAGAAGTACCCGGCCGATATCGGGTCGGCGGTTAGCACGCGAAAATAAAAGAACTCCTCTGCGTCGGACACGGTGTCCGCATCGTCGAAGCGCGTCCACCACTCCAAAACCGTGTCTGTCAGATCGAGCGGTGCGGTTGCATCGTCATAAACGTCTAAGCTGCAGAAGTCCGGCTCCGGCGTGCTGGGGTTTAGTGCTGTGAAGTCCACCGCGTCATCGTTCGCGCCCGGCGCGCCGTTTACGTTGTCGGCTGCTGTAAAGTTGGTCAGGTTGTAGCTAGTGTGATCGTCGCACGCATCCAGCACCACCGGTGACGTGCCGAAATCTGCATGTTCATACAGCAGCACGTTTCGCCGGATGCCGGCGATCCTCTTCACGTAGCGCAGCATCTCGAGATCGGCTCCGTTCGCAAGCCGGTCCCAGCTGATCGCGTACTGGGCGCGCTCCGCGCCGTCGATACTGTGCGTGACAAGTTTCGCCGACGTTTCTGCGGCTGTGACGGCGGGAAGCACGCCATTCGTCCAGCGGTGCGCCACGCCGGTTGACGGTTGCAGCGTGCGTGTGAGCCACAGTTCGCCGATTTCAGGCGCGGTGTATCCACTGCGGCCAGCCGTTAGAATCAGGTAGACGAATCGGGCCTCTACGAGGCCGTCTAGCTCCCAGTCGATAACGTTGGGTGGCGCCAGGTCGTACTCTGCTTGGCCGTAGCCCACGCCGGAAATCGCTTGGTTGATATACTCTATATCTGATGCGTCCTCTTCGTCGCTTTTCTTCAGCGTGACGCGCACCACGTTGTCGGCGAAATTAGAACCGAAAATCACCACCCGGTCGAAACTCAGCCGATGACTGACCGTGGTGCCTACCTCGCGGGACAACTTCAGCGTCACAGCTTCGGCGGCGTTGTGCTTGGCGACCAGGCCGCGCTGGTTGTCCAGAATCCGGTCGAGCGGGTACCCCGTCGCTGCCGTCCAGCCACTCAGCGCGCCGATGCCCTCGGTGCGCAAAATGTGATCCACGCAAAACCGCGGGGTGGCATAGGACGGGTAGAGGCTACCGGTCTGTGTCGGCATCTATTCGAATCCTCCCGGCCGCACATCGCGGGATACCACGTCTCCGGCCTCATCGGTGGTGGTGGTGATGACATAGTTGGATCCAGAAAGCCCCGGAAACAGGCCACCGGGTCCAAACGGCTGACCCCGCAGGCGGTCGCGGGGCTGCCGGTTCTCCAACTCCACCTCCTCACCCAGCGCCAGGTTGTGTGCGATCACAGCTTCGGTGGCGCCCAGCTTCGTCAGCCGGAATCGCTCGGTGGACGCAGCCAGCTGATCGGTGGACAGCCTGGCGAGATCGTCGGCGGCGCGGGCCTCCGCGATCCGCGCCCGGTAGGACGCGACAGAAACCGCGGTCCCATCCAGCACCGCCTGGAGCGCTTCCTGCTCTAGCCGCAAATCGGCCACCGCGCGCTCGTAGGTTGCAGTACCGATCGTGCCGCGCCGCATCCCCTCCTCCACGCGCTCGATTTCCTCGGTGGTCTGCTCCAGCGCGGTACGCACCTCGGGCAGCGCCCGCAAGCCCAGCCGGTCTAGCGTTATATTGAGTAGCTGCGCGGATGCGGCATGTTCATTCGAGGCCGCCACATTGCGGGTGTGTGCGGCATACAGCAGATTCAGCGCAGCGGTCAAGCTAAGGCCGGAGGACTGGAGTGTGTTTAGGTTCTTGGTGAGCGTCTCGCTAGATTTGACCAATTTGATGAACGCGGAGCGCGCTAAGGCTGTTTTCGTTTGCAGCTCGCCCATTATGCCGAGATGCCGCAGGGTGGCCTCTACCAGATGTCCGAACGCCCCACCTAGTTGCGCTATCTGGAGTTGAAGGTTAACGCCGCCCGTTTTCAGGATCTGCCAGGTGCGGCTCAGCCACAGGAAATTGAAGTTAGTTTTCTCGACTTCCTCGCTCAGTTGGTCTGTAAGCCGTGCCTGCTGCCGGATCGACTCGCGCAGAGCGGGATCGTTGACAAGTAGCGCGCCCTGGGCCTCTAGCAGTCGGCCCTGCGCGTTCTCCAGATTTAGCAAGGCTCCCGCGTATGTGTCGGCTGCGGCTGCGGCCTGGCCTGCAAATTTCTTGGAGATTGCATCGGTGGCGCCGCCTAGCCGCAGCTGCGCTCTCGTGAGGTTTCGGATTTCGGGGGCGAAGTTTGCCACATCGGCGGCGCTGCCCTGCATGGCACGGCCCAGCCGGCGCAATGCCTCGGTGGCGTTTAGCCCTGCGCCCTCTGCGAAGTCGAGCGAAGTGGCCGCCAGTCGCTGGGCTTGCTCGTTCGTCGCGCCAAACGATTTACCGAGCGCCACCAACTCCAGCACCTGGGTCTGGGTGGCAGTGGTTGACCCTTGCAGCTCATTTGCAAAAGTCTGAATGGAACGCGATGCCTCGGCGGTGTAACTGCCGGAGGAGCGCAGGGCGGCGTCTAGCTTCCTGACCGCCTTTTCTTGCTCTGCAAAGGCGGCCACGCCGTCTTTCATTGAAGAAAACAGCGCCACGAGGGCCGCCGTGGTGGCTACCACTGCGCCCACAAGTCCGGCGACCAGGGCGATTCTCATTCGGCCCAGGCTCGCGGTCACACCACTCAGCGCAGGCAACGCGCTGAGATTGACTTCGACGAACTGCGCGAAAAACCCAGTCAGCCTTCGGACTGCGCTGGCTGAACGCGTCCATACCTTAGAGGCGCGATCCTTCGCCTCTAAGACAGCCTCTACGCTAAATTTCCGAGCCATTTGTGCGAACCCCGGCCGCGGCTCAGTTGTACGTAAACTTCGCCTCTTCGCCAGCAGTCGTGGCCGTCGAATGACCTTCAATCTCAGCCACCAGCACCTCGCCCACCGGGGCCGGTTTCATGCTGACAACTTGCAGATTTCGCATGTCGAAGTTGACAGCGTTGATTTCGTCACCAGCGCCAGCCGCCGCACCCAGCTGGAAGGCCAGATCGGCGGTGGGGGCATCGGTGCGAATGGCCTCTTGATATTCGAAGTCTGAATCACCGGACGCGACAAACAGCCGCGCGCTCGTATTGATTCGCCGGCCCGTCTGGATCAGACGGCGGCCGTCCGGTGCCGCGGAGTCCTGCGCGAACTCGATTGCGTTGGCAATCTCGATTTCGAGAGACTCCCAGCCCCGCGCGCTCCCCCAACTCGTGGTTACGCTCTCGACGGTGTTGGCGGATAGGCTGGCCTGGTTGCCATAGTCGAAAGTCGGAAACGAAACGCTATCTGCGAACGTGTTTACAGAGCCTACCTGCAGGGCGGCGGTTGCGATGATGATTCCAGACGGTTGCACCGTGAAGCGCAAACTCGAAACGGTGCAGGATTTCAGCACCCAGGACAGGTCGCCCACCCACAGCTTGACGGTTCCATACTTCGTCGCGCCACCACTGGTTGAGCTGGTGCGTGGCGTGTAGTCATATTCCGGGTTTGTGCCGGTGGCGCCCACCAGACCAGCCATCTCGTGGAGCGCGTCAATTCCCGCGTCGGGTTTCGCTTCGTCTGCGGACGGTGTGGCGGTGGCCCCGTTTCCCTTCACGTGCCAGGCGATTTCGAGCCCGTCCGTATTGGCGCGGAGAAACGTATCGGCCTGCGGTGTGAATGAGCCAGGCACGTCGGCCACCTCGCGACGTTCACGCACAAAGCTCGGCACGCTGATCCCCGACTCAAAATCGCCGCTTTCCCGGTCGCCCAGGACGATTCCATCGGTTACACCCAGCGATCCAGAAAGCGCCGATATAGTCCCGTCGATGGTGTCAAAATCGTCTTGAAGTCCCACCGCTAGCCCAATTTGGAAAGACTCGTCTGCCATGTCGCTCTCCTTCTAGGTATCTATTACTAGCTCGACGCCCACACCATAACTAAGCACGTTTCCAGCTCGCCGTAGGTCTATTGCCAGGTCCGGCCCTGACCGCACCTCGTGCACGCCGGAAATCGTTTTCCACCACGCCACCCCGGTCATCGCCGCTTGCAACGTCACCATATCCCCGGTGATGTGCGTTAGCTCGGTGTCACCACCGGCCAGGTCGATATGGTGGTGGAACTCGACTAGAAACGAGACGCCCTTTTTTGGGGCCGCGGAGTTTCGGCCATCGTCGGCCTCGTACTGGCCGCGTATCTGGTAGCGGGTTTCGCCTGCCGGCACTTGGTCTAGATCGTCGCGGTGCTGGGATCCGGTCGCCCTAGACGTATCCGACACCAGCAGGTCGATTTTCGTCACCAGCGCAGCGGTTACGGTTGTCAGGGTGGCCACTAATCCGCCACCTTTTGAGTGTTTACCAGCACCACACCCACGCGCTCGGCCTTGCCCGCAAACTGAGCGTCTACCACCGCGCGGGTGCTGACGTAGGCGTCCTCTACGATGCCGTCCAGGGTCGGATCGGCCTCCACCTGATCCCTAAACGCATCCAGCACCAGGGCCACCGCCTCCTGGGAAGCGCCCCGGGTCCAGTAGTCGAATTGAATGGAAACGGCCCGATCAGACTGCCGCAGGGGCAGCCGGCTAGAACTCTCGTTTGGGTCGTGGGCGAAAACGTGCGGCAGCTCGCCGGCCGTCAGGTCTGCCGCTAGCCGAACGTCGCGCTCGAATCCGTTTGTGCCGGCTGGGATCGCCGCGTCGGCCGTGCGCCAGTGGATTTCTAGCCGCTCGATGATCGCACCAAACTCGCTCACGCTACGCTGCCGTGACCACTAGGCCAAACCCGCGCCGGTCCACGTTGATCGAGGAGGCCACCGCACCGCGCAGATACGCAGCCTGCTCCTGTGCGATGATCCCCGGCAGGCGCCGGAGGACGATTTCCAGCGAGGGCTGGACGAACGGTCGCGGCTGGCCGGAATAGCGCCGCATCCCTCGCCCGCGCCGGCTGCGCTGGATCCGCGCACCGCGCGCAGTGCCCACTTCGTGGAACTCGGCCCAGAACAGCGGAGTGCCCACGCGGATCCGCTCGGGCAGTTCGTTGGTCTTGATTCCGAAGCTGCGCCGAAGCTCGCCGGTCACAACATCCAGGCGGTGGGGGCGCGGTCCAGAAACGTGCAGCTCCATTTCCGCGCGCAGTTCGCGCCCAGCGCGCCGCATCCAGGCGGCTGTGACCTCCGGGCTACTCATACGCTGCAGCGCAGCGGCCAGCGTCCGCGAGCCAGTTAGGTCGGCCTCGAAACTTACCGGGGGCATCTAGTACGCCTCTAGCCGGCGGTACGGTTTCAGCTGGGCCAGCACCTCCGGCGCCCAAGCATCGACCATCCACGTGGCGGTCGCGCCTTCGGCCAGTTCGGTCGACCGCGACCCCAGCCTGCTCCCGCGGTGTCCCGTCCGATTGAACTGCCACACCACCTGAGTGGTAGCGGCCTCGACGATATCGTCGGGGATATCGGCCACCGCGTAACCGTGGGTGTAGTCCACCTCGATGTGGCGGCGGCCTCCAGGCCAGTCGGCCGGTGATCCGCTCGGCGCGTAGATGAGCCATCCCCTCTCATGCGACTCCACCGCGAAATCTGCCGCAACCAGCGCCGCGTCATCGATCCGCACCACCAGGCCGGTGCTGGCGATCGGCCACTGGCGCAACTGCAGGCGATCGCTGATCCCTGCATGATCGTGGGTTTCAGCCAGAACCTTGGCCTGCTCGATGGGCCGCCGCAGGTGCGTCTGGATCCGGCGCGTGACGGCACCGATCAGAGTCTCAAGGATCGGGTCAGAATCCTCGGTAGTGATCGCTGCGTAGGATTTCACGCGCGGAAGCGAAGTCAGCACAGCGGCCCCCTACTTCGCGGCGGCCCCGCGGCTGCGTGCCGGCGCCTTGGCTGCGGTTTCGGTCGGCTGGACGCTCGCCGCTTCGCGCGGCGGCTTGCCCTCGGCCCAGTGCCCGCGGCCTGCTGCCACAATCTGGTTGCCGTCGCGGCGCGTGACCGATATGCGGATCGGCTTTCCGCCAACCTTCGGCTGGCCGTCCGAGCCAAGCGGTGTCACCAACTCCAGCATGCCGGTTTCGGCGTTGGCGACTCGTACCCCGCGCGTGACTATAAGGTCATATTTCTTCGACGCTCGTGCCGCTTTCGGCTGGCTCATTGTGTCCCCCGGTTGCGTTTGTGAAACGCGCAGGGGCGGCCCTCGCAAGGAGGGCCGCCCGTGGCATCGCGCCTAGGCGGTGGCGTCAGTGGCGATCGAGAATGAAGCGGGGTGGCGCACCGCTACGTCCACGTCCTGATACCCGTGGAGGCGCAGGCCGCCCGACGTTCCCAAACTGTAGGGATCTGCCAGCATGTCCAGGCCGCCCCATTCTCCGATCAGCAGGTCATTGAAATTCCCGAACAGGATGTGACTGGCGGGAACTTGGTTGCTCACCTCGACGCGGTAGCTATTCGTGGTGCCGTCCATGTCCATCAGGAAGCGGGCAACGTCGCCGGCCTTTTCCTTGGTCTTCATGATCCCGCGGATTGCTGCAGTGACCAAGAACCCCATTGCGCCCCGGTCGGCGTTGGCTGCGGCCACGTCCGTCTCGAATTCGACAATGTTGGCCCAGTCCAGGTCGCCGCTGGTTGTCACCTGACCGACACTGCCAGTTTCGATGATGCCTCTGGGGGCGCCCCCGCTGGCATCGCCCGAAATCGCGCCCAGGTCTACCGCCAGGCCGATGGCAAGCTGGATGTCACGCCGGACAAGCGCCTCAATTCCAACGCTCGATTGCTTGAGCATGCGCCGGGTGATGTCGGTATAAACACCCACGGTCTTCGGGGTCAGCGAAACCGTGTCGGTTTCAACCTGATCCTCGCCGACAGCGGTGCCTTCGGTAGCCACCCAAGTGGCGACCGCGCCCGCGCTCTGCCGCGGGATATCCACATCCCCCACCAAATTGGGCAAAATTGTTGCGCCCATTTGCGCCACAAGTGTGCGATTTCGCAGCAACTCGATGAACGAACCTGACAGCAAATCAGTCGCCACCAGGGCCGCGCCAAAGACCGTGGGGGCCACCTTGCCAATGGCCGCTCGCGACTCGGCGTCCTGCGGCACATAGTGGCGCGCGTCAAACTCGCTCAGCCCGTGGTGTTCGGGCTCGATCAGCAGGGCCTCGGTCGGGACGAAAAACCCCATTGCGCTGCGGTTGTGGTGCTTCTCTAAAGCCTCGTGGCATTCAAGTTCAAAGGGTGCCGTTTCCCAGGAACCTTTGTGATAGGCCCTGCACGCCCGGATGATGCTGTACCGAGATTGGTCGCCCTTGGTCAGGCCGAGCGCCGTGGCGGCATCCGGCGGCGGCTCGCCCTGGCCGGATCGCACATCCACGCTAGGAGCGCGGCGGCGGGGAAGGGAAGAGTCCTCCTCCAAGCCCAGCTGCGTAACCTCTCGGCTGATTTCGGATTTCAGCTCGGCGGCCTGGGCGGTCAACTGCTCCCACCGTTGCGTCTCGTCGGTGGTGATAGAGCGGTCTTCGGTCTTGATCTTCTCCAGCAGGCTACGCGCCTCGCCAATGGTGTTTTCCTGCTTGCTGCGGAGTTCGTCAATCTGCGTGCGGCGTGCGGTCTTGTCCATTCCGGCCGGCCCCTTGGAGGGCGCGCCTCGGCGCTCCCTCAGTGAGAGTTCCCGGGCTCGCGGTCTGGAGTGGCCGCGCAGGCGGCCGGCTCGTGCGAGAGCCTTCAGGGCGCCAGCTGTGAAAGCTCTAGCGCCCTCTGCATGTGATCGATCGCGTGGTGGCTGGAGTGCCCCGGCTGGGGCGGCTCGGAGGCCGCAACGTCTTCGATCCCAGCCGCCAGAGTGGCGCGTATGTCGCCATCCGTCAATCCGGTCTGCCTGAGGATCTGCACCAGCAGCCCAGGGTCGCTACCAGCCGCCTGCGAGCCGAGCCAGGCCCGGAGCTGGGTATCGGTTTCGGCATACTGTGGATAGACAACCGGAGACACGTCGAATAGCTGCACCTCGCGCAGCTCCCGCAGCACCGAGCCATCCTCGCGCACCGTCTCGGGCGCCTTCACCGCCCTGAATCCGAAGCTCGAGCCGCGCACCTTTCCGGTTTGAATCTTACGGACCACGCTCCGCGCGTCGGAATCCTCGTGGTCGATCTCGATCTCGTACCGCAGGCCGCGCTCGTCCTCGTCAAGCACCAGGTCCCCGGCGCTCAGCCGGCCCAGGGGAATATTCGGATCATGATTGAATAGGCCCAGAACGTCAGACTCGCGGATGGTTTTCGCGAACGCCCCGCGCCGCACCACCTCGTGGTACCCGTCGAACAGTTTCGTTTCTGAATCCCAGACGGCGGCATGCCCGATGATGCGCCGCACCGTCCCGACTCCCTCCACGCGGATTTCCTGGGGCACCATGCTGGCGAAGCGCAGGCCGGCGGTGGCTCGCGCGTGCGTTGCTCGCTGTTTGCTGCTCATAGATTCTGTCCTCCCGATGGTGCCGGCCGGCTCCCGATAAACTCCGGTTGCACAATGGTTCCCTCTTCGTCGATGGTCGCGACGTTCAGCGGCACAATCATGTCATCGAGTCCGGTAACAGGGTTCAGTTCTTCCATCTCGCGCACCTCGTTTCTGCTGAGCCAGCCGCCCATCACCCCCGTTCGCTGCGCTGCGGATCGCGCCGCGGAGTCTCCGCGCAGCAGGCCGGCGACGTTGAACTTTGCAAACATCGTCCGGCGCTCGCCCTCGCTCAACAGGTCGCGCGTGATCGTCTGCTCTAGGTTGACCAACCACGGCAGCAGGTAATAGATCACAAATTCTAGGCTCTGCTGCTCAATGTTCGAGAAGCTGGACCGGTCGAGATCCCCAACAAGGTGGGGCGGTATTCCATACCAACTGGCTATCTCACTCCGGTTGAATTTGCGCGACTCGAGGAACTGGGCGTCCTCTGGTGCGATCCCGATCTGATTCCATTTCGCGCCTTCTTCCAACAACAAAACGGTGTGCGCGTTTTTCAGGCCGGTGCGTTTCTCCTCGATGCTCTGCCGCAGCCGCTGATAGGCTTCGTCGCCCATCTCGCCAGGCACCTCGAGCGCGCCGCTCGGGCTCGCTGAATTGGAGAAGAAGCGAGATCCGTACTCCTGAAGCGCCAGCCCGTGGCCGATGGACTCGCGCATGAGCGCAATCGGGCTCAGCCCCTGGATGCCATCGACGCCCAGGCCCTGCACGTGCCAAACCTCCTCTGGCAAAAAGTCCTGCGGCGCGGAGTCCTGCGGCGACCACGTATAGATCAGGTCGCCCGTTTCGCGGTGCCGGCGGATTTCGATTTGATCCCACCGCAGCGGGTAGATGCCGTGGACCCCGTTGCGCTGGTTGCGCTGGATAAAGCTCACGCCGTTTCCGCGCAGCATGAGCGAGGACACAAGGAGCGACATCGTCTGAAATGCCGTCTGCCGCGGATTCGAGAGGCTGTGCAGCTTCTCATACAGCGGGTGATTCGTCGCGCGCTCGCGTGCTGGTTCCTTTGGGTCGGTGGATTGCCGGCGGTACAGGATGAGCGGAAGGGCCGCGACATTGAACGATAGGAACCGGACGCAGGCGTAGACGGTGGCGTGCATCATGGCCGTGTCGGCGCTGATCGGCCGCCCTGCTGCCGTGTCCTGCCCGGCGAACATCAGCTGGCGCCAGCCGGCCGCGGTGGTTGGCAGCGCGCGAGTTTCTCTAGCTGCTCTGCTGCTGCTGATTGCTCGCACTAGCGGCATCGGCTACCCCCAATCGTATCCCGTAACCCATTGTCACCATCCCGCCCCAGAGCCACACAGCCGGCGGCCAAACCTCCCAGGCAAACCAGCCCAGCGATCCGGCGCCGGCGAGGATCAGCGCATCGGAGACAAGCGCCCTCACTGGGCCGAGTTTGAAGCTCTAAAAAAGTTGGCCCCCAATACGTCGATTGCTGAAAGCACTACCTGCACAACGCGATCGTCAGCTTTTGACGGGGTGAGGCTGGCGATCACAGAAAACACCCCCACGATTTGGAACAGTTGGTCCCAGTTCGCAACCACAAACGCCCAGACTACTGCTAGCCATTCCATCGCTTTTTCTCCCTCTTAGAGACTCCGCACGCCGCGCCTGCTGTAGACGCTGGGTGAGGGTGGTTCGATGCCGGCAGCGGCACGGTTGAGCGCGATAATCAGCGCCACCATGCCGTCGATCTTCTTATGGCTCATCTTGTGGCCGGGTTTCACCGGCCGCACCGCACCTTCCTGCTCGCGCACTTCGAGATTGTCGGCCATCCAGCGCAGCATCGGGTGACCGCCGTGCCGCAGCTTCTCCGACAGCACTAGCTTCTCCAGAAGCTTGGTCGGCGCCGATAGGTGGGGGTACGTCTGGGGCACTTTGACCATCTCGTAACCGTGATCCTCGCCCAGCTTCTTCGACGTTTCGGAAGCATTCCAGGGGTCGAAGCCGATTTCAGCAGGCGACCACGGTGCCAGCAGCCGCGCAATATCGTCGCGGACCTGGTGGTAGTCCACCGTGCGGCCCTCGGTCAGCGACAGCCAGCCCTCGTCTGACCATTGGTCCCAAGGGATTCGCGAACTGCGGACGCGCTCTGCCAACTCCCATTCTGGCAACCAGAAACGGCAGACCACATCCCATGTGCCAGACTCGTCGGGGGGCGGGAACACGGCCACAAATGCCGTAACGTCTTCGGTGCTGGATAGGTCGAGGCCGCCGTAGCAGATAGCACCGTCGCGTCCACTCTCCAGCTGCTGCGGCATCCGGTCCCCCGCGCACTTATCCCATGCGGCCAGGTCGATATATCTCGTGGTGGATCGTGTCCACTGGTTCAGCCGGCGACGTCGCGTCGAGTTTTGTTTCTGGATCGACTTTTCGGCCTGCGCGATGGCTTCGCCCAGCTCCGTTTCGTCAATCGTCACGCCCAGATTAGGATTAGCCTTCACCCACGTGCGCGAGTCGCGCCAGTCATCGCCCTCGTCGAGCGCGAAGACCAAGCCAAAGAAGGTTTCGTCCTCGATGTGACCGCGCAGGATCGACTCGGCATAGTCGCGTTGGGCGTGGCAGAACGATTGTTCATCGTCTCCGGCCGTGGTGATCGCTATTACGAGAGGAGACGTGCGCGCGCCGGTTCCGGTGTTCAGGATGTTGTAGAGCGATCCGTCTGGGTGGGCGTGCAGTTCGTCCACGAGGGCACAATGGACGTTCAGCCCGTCCATCGTCTTCGAGTCCGCGCCCAGCGGCTCATATTTAGACTCCGTCTGGGGGTCGCTGATATTGTTTCGGAACGTCTGAAGCGCCTTCGACAGTTCTGGCGATTTCCGAACCATTCTCACCGCTTCTGAGTGCATAATCCGCGCTTGGTCTTTTTTCGTCGCGGCGGTGTAAACCTCGCTCCCTGGTTCGCCGTCGCCGGACAGCATGTAGATCCCGATCCCGGCCAGAAACGTGGTCTTGCCGTTTTTCCGCGCCACCTCTAGATAGGCTTCGCGAAACCGGCGCCGGCCGTTCGCGCGGTGCCAGCCGAACACCTCCCACAGGGTGAACTCCTGCCACGGTTCCAGTTGGAACGGATCGCCGGCCCATCGGCCTTTCGAGTGCCGCAGGTATGCCGGGAAGAACTCCAGAACGTGGTCAGCCGCCTCGGGATCGAAGCGCCGGCCGTCTGGGTGCTGCGTGCTGTGATCGCGGTGCGAGCGCTCGCACGCCAGCCGCGCCAGCTCGCCGGTTTCAACCTGGCCGCGAATCACCGCCCAAGCCCAGGGATGCAGATGCTCGGGTTTCCGCGCCATGCTCTACGCTCGCGTCCTGCGCGCCTTGAACGCCTCGAAACCCTGCGCCTGCGTATCCGGGGCCGCCGCCACCTCGATGCGCGCTCGGGCGCTGGGCGTCAGGCCAAACTCTGCCAGCATCGACGCGACTCGGCGCCATGCGTTGGCCGCCACGCCCACCGCTGGATGCTTCCGCAGCCCGCCTGCCGCGTCCTCGAAATAGGCGCCCTCTACGTGGACGGTCGCTTCAGCCTGGCGCCACTCGGCCCAGGCATGCGCCAGCTGAGTCAGGGCGGGGCCGTCCGAAATCGTCAGGACGCCCATCGGCTCCAGCGCCGAGACCATCGTTTCCCAGCCACTCAGCTCCAACTCCGAGAACCAGGCCGGCGCATCGGGCACGCCCCGGGTCGGCTCGGGCTCAAGAGGATTCAGCGGGCGGCGGCTCGGATTTCCGCGCAGCAAGCGGAGCGCGGTGGGTGTTTGCTTCCGGCCGGAGCCAGTGCGCTTGCCGCCGGACGCCATCAGCTCGCCCTCCCACTCGATGCGGTTTGAAAACGCGCGCGTGTCTTCCTGACTAA